ATAATAATATTAATAAATCTGAATTAGAAATAACTTACAATGCTAACTATCTTCTTAACGAAGCAGAGCGTAAAGAACTAATTGCTCTGATAGATGACATCTTCGCTACTGAGGTAACCAATCCTGAGGCAGTTGTAGAGCTTCTTGAAGAACACAGACGTAGATGTTTAGCTGGTGATATCGCTAGAATTGCTCTTGATGTTGAGGACGGCAAGACTTCTATCGAAGAATTAAACAAAATCTTTGGTGAGTTTGAGCACTCACAGATTGAAGCTGATGAAGCTAAGGTTGTTGAGATGGACTTGGCTTTGCTTTACAATACTCAGGTCAAGACACAAGGACTTAGATGGCGTTTAAACTTCCTCAATCAATCATTAGGTTCACTTCGTAAAGGTGACTTTGGATTCATCTTCGCAAGACCAGAGACAGGTAAGACCACATTCTTGGCTAGTGAAATCTCTCACATGGTTCAACAAACGGAAGGTGATATCATTTGGTTTAACAATGAAGAGCAAGGCAATAAGGTTGCTATCCGTTGTTACTCTGCAGTATTGGGCTTAACAACAGAAGACTTGTTCAGAGACATTGACCACAATCAAAGAAAGTTTGAGGCTTTAACACAAAAAAGGATTAAGATATATGACTTTGACGATTCATCAAGAGCTTCACGCATTGATGCAATCCTTAAGACGACTAATCCTGCCTTGATTATCTTCGATCAAATTGATAAGATCAAAGGGTTCAAAGCTGATCGTAATGATCTAGAACTCAAAGCAATCTATCAGTGGGCTCGTGAGATAGCAAAGATGTATGCACCTGTGATTGCAGTATCACAAGCAGGTGGTGAAGCTGAGGGTAAACTATGGCTTACGATGGACATGGTTGATGGCAGTAAGACAGCTAAGCAAGGTGAAGCTGATTGGATTCTCGGTATTGGTAAAGAACAAGACAACACAAGTCGTATTCGATATTTAAATATTACTAAAAACAAATTACTTGGTGATGAAGATACGTTGCCTGATCTTAGACATGGTTCTTCTCAAGTGTTAATTAAACCTGAAGTTGCTAGGTATGAGGATCTATAATGTTTAAACAAGCTATTATTGATGGTATAGTTATATTTTGTATTGTATGGTTTGTTGGTGGTGTTGCTAAATTAATATGGAGGATAATATGAAACAATATAAATGGCATAAGGAGAAATAATATGTTACTTGGATGGGGAAAAGATGCTTTTACAAACCACAAAAAAAACAAAATAAAGAAACCTAAAAAGCCACAATATTTGTATGTGTATTTAGATGATGATTATGAATTTTCACCTATACCATTAACAAACGAATGGGAATACATAGGCAAAATTAAACTAGAGAATGATGAATGAAAACTTACAGGATTATAGATGTCGAAACTACTACGTCAAATAAGGGCAATCCCTTTGATACCAAAAACAAACTCTGCTATGTTGGAGTTAGCAGTGTGGATAGCTCTAGCGGTCTCTTTCCTATTGAATATAATGATGCTCCGTATGTAGAGAGTTTAAACACTATCCAAAAATACATTGATGATACTGAGGTTTTGGTTGGGTTCAATATCAAATTTGATTTACATTGGTTAGCAAAGTATGGGATTAAGTTTTGTGACAAACGTATTTGGGATTGTCAGTTGGTTCACTTCATGTTACATGGACAACAGAATCCTTACCCTAGTTTAAACAGTGTGTGTGAGCATTACAAATTAGAAAGTAAACTTGATGTTGTGTCAGAAGAATATTGGAAGAACGGCATAGATACACCTGATATACCTGAGGACATATTACGAGAGTATTTACAGAAAGATTTAGATTTAACAAAGCAAGTGTATTTGAAGCAAGTAGCAGAAGTAAACGCAAACCCATTACTAGGAAGACTTATAAGCCTACACAATCAGGACTTACTTGTCTTACAAGAAATGGAATTTAATGGATTACTATTTAACCAAGAATGGAGTGAGGTGCTAGGAAATGAACTCGAAGAACAGATTAGTAAATTGGATAGGATACTTTTTCAATACCATCAATTTGATGACTTTAACCCTAACAGTGTCGATCATGTTAGTTGTCTCTTATATGGCGGCAATATTATTTACAAGCGTCAGGTTCCTGTGGGACACTATAAGACTGGTGACAGGGCAGGTCAAGTAAAACACAAGTGGGAAGAATTTAAGTTAGAACTACCAAGACTTGTTAAACCATTAAAGGGAACTGAGTTAGTTAAGGAAGGTTACTTCTCGACTGATGAAAAGACGCTTAAGACTTTAACAGGATCAAAAGTAGCAAAAGAAGTTATTGAAATACTCTTGACACGATCTTTATTAGAGAAGAGAATGTCAACATACTACAAAGGATTAGTTAATCTTATAGATGAATGTAATTGGGAACGTAATAAGATCTATGGTCAATTAAACCAATGTGTAGCAAGAACAGGTAGACTATCTTCTAGTCGTCCAAACTTGCAGAACTTTGACGGTGAAATTAAAACTTTATTTTATTCAAGATATTAGGAGGCAATTATGGAACAGTACAATGATGATATAGGTAATGAGATTATAGCTGAACGACATGCTAGAGAACAAGCTTGGGTTGCTCACACAATCCATGATGTGAATGACATTATTGAAGAGTTTGGAGTAGAGGTTGTGTTTGAGCATCTATCTGACTACTCTCGTCAAGAGATTGTTAGACATTTGACTGAGACATTTTAATGCTTCTTCAGGCTGATGCTAAACAATTGGAGTGGGTAGGTGCTACTTACTTCAGTCAAGACCAAACTGCTCTCAAAGAGATTTGGAATGAGGTAGATCAACACTCTGATAATCAGAAGAGATTTGGTTTACCTTCTAGGTTGGTTGCTAAGACATTCGTATTCCGTCTTATCTATGGTGGATCTGCATATTCGTATGCTAATGATCCTGACTTCAAAGATATTGGTGGTGAGACGTTTTGGCAAGGTATTATAGATGAGTTTTATAAGAAGTATTCTGGACTCAAAGCTTGGCATGATAAGATCTTCTTCGAAGCTAAACGAGATAGGAAACTCGTGATGCCAACAGGTAGAATTTATTATTACGAGCCTGAGATAAAGAATGACAGGGTAAGTTATCCAAGAACAAGGATATTAAATTATCCAGTTCAAGGATTAGGTGCGGATCTCATGGCTATTGCTAGGGTCAGTTTAAGAAATAGGTTGAAAGGTATGGAACGTATCCAAATGGTAAATACTGTACACGATTCAATAATACTTGACTTTGATCAAAAAGTATGGGATAATATAAGTATAGTCAACATTGTTGACAAATGTTTTAATGATGTACCACTTAACTTTAAAAAGTTATTTGGAAAAGAGTTCAACCTTCCTATGAGGGTTGAGTGTCAAATTGGACCCAATTGGGGAGACTTGGAGATAGTAAATGCAAATCACAGTAATTGATGTAGGTACACCTAACACACACGCAGCCAAGAATGGTAGATCATACCAATCTATGGAAGTAACTTATAAGAATGAGCAAGGTCAAACTCAGTCTAAAAAGTTAATGTCTTTTTCTAATCCTGAAGTGTTTAAACAAGCTAAGGAATGGCAAAAAGGTGATAGCGTTAATGTTAATATGACTAAAGATGATGCAGGTTATTGGCAGTGGGTAAGTATTGGTGAGGCAGGTTCTGCACCATCAACACCACCACAAGCTTTTACAGGTAGTAAACCAGCTCAAGGTGCTAGAGTAACAGGTTCTAACTATGAGACACCTGAAGAACGTGCAAAGAAACAAGTTTACATTGTTCGTCAGAGTTCAATCTCAAGTGCTATTGATTTACTTAAGTCAAATGGTAATGATGTTAAAGTAGAAAATGTGTTATCAGTAGCTAAGCAACTAGAAGATTATGTCTTTGGCAAAGAGACTGGTGTTCAAGGTATTATTGCTATGCAGGATGATATTCCTGTATAATGCAAGCCTTACTTGACCAAGATCTATTGTGCTTTAGATGTGCTGCTTCAGCTGAGCACGATGACTTAGGTATTGCTATCTATCGGTTAGATGAGCTCTTAGATACTATCCTCACTAAAACAGAGGCGAGTAGCTACAGAGCTTTTTTAACTGGTGATACTAACTTTAGAAAACAGATTTATCCTGAGTATAAAGCTAATCGCAAATCACCTAAGCCAATTCATTTAGAAGCTTTACGCAACTATAGTCTTGACAAGTTAAATGCAGAGTATGCTCCTGATGGTTTAGAAGCAGATGATGCACTAGCAATTAATCAAACAGATAGTACAATTATTTGTACATTAGATAAAGATTTACTACAGGTTCCAGGTTCTCACTTCTCCTGGGAAATTAGTGGTAAAGGTTGGACGAGACCAGATAGATTTGTTGAACAAACAGAACTTGAAGGTCTTCGTCTTTTTTATGAACAATGTCTTAAAGGTGATACGTCAGATAACATTAAAGGTATTGAGAAGATTGGTGAGAAGAAAGCTAAGGTACTTCTTTCTACATGTCAATCAGAACAAGAAATGTTCAATATTGTAAGAGATCTGTATGGTAATGATGACGAATTTATCATGAACGCAAGAGTCTTATGGATCCTTAGATCTGTAGATGATGACTGGAAAAAGAGATTTGATGCCAACATTCAAAAGTAAACTAGAAGAAAAGGTGTGGGCAGTTTTAAAGAAAACATTCCCAACAGTTAAATATGAACCTACCAAATATAAATATGTTCAACCTGAACAAGAGAGAACTTACACTCCTGATTTCAAGACTGGTCGTAGAAATATATTCATTGAAGCTAAAGGTAAGCTTGATCTCGAAACTAGAAAGAAAATGGTGTGGTTTAAACAGTGCAATCCTAACATTACTATTATATTCTTATTTCAAAATCCTGATAACAAATTAACAAAAAGAAGTAAAACAACTTACGCTATGTGGGCTGAGGCTCAAGGGTTTCTGTGGTTGGACTTCAGAAAGGACTGGCTAAGTGCTTATCAAAAATTGTGTGAAAAATGATAATGGAGGATACGACTTTCAATTTAGTGTCAATGAAGAAGAAGCAGAATATCTTATTCATTTGGCAATTGAGACTCTTATTCGTACTGGTGTTATTCAACTTGAAGATCAAGACGCTGTTCAAGACGAACTTGATTACTACATAAGCAACGGAGGTAAAGTTTCATAATGGATCTTATAAATATAGATAATATGTATACACCATTGTCAGCTACTTACTCAGCTTACGAGTATGTGGTTGATAGAAATGTAAAGTATCCTTCAGTATTACCCAAGGATAAAGAAGAGAAGTTTGAAAAGATGTTAAAAGAAGATGGATTTAAAACAGATTTACATCGTAAGATGTGGAATCCTAACTGGATTTATACAAAGGAGGAGTAGAATGAGTAAGATACTTTTGCTAGATATCGAGATGGCTCCGAATGTCGCTCATGTGTGGGGCATTTGGGATCAGAACATTGGAATCAATCAACTACAAGAGTCATCGTATGTACTCTGCTACGCAGCCAAGTGGCTAGGTGATAAGAAGATGGTATTTGATTCTGTTAAAAAGAGTGGTGATAAGAAAATGCTAGAAGGTATCCATAAGCTTCTTGATGAAGCGGATGCAGTCATTCACTACAATGGTAAACGATTTGATATACCATCACTTAACAAAGAGTTTTTACTTCATGGTATGTTTCCTCCTGCACCATTTAAAGAGATTGACTTACTCACTGTAGCTAAAGGTCGCTTTAGATTTGTATCTAATAAGTTAGATTATGTTGCTCAGCAATTAGGTCTTGGTAAGAAAACAGAACATAGTGGTCATGAGTTATGGGTACAATGTATGGCAGGTATTCCAAAGGCTTGGAAGATCATGGAAGAGTATAATAAGAACGATGTAATCCTCTTAGAGAAAGTATATGAACGCTTTAAACCTTGGATTAAGAATCATTTAAACAGAACACTCATTGAAGGAACTGATCTTTGTTGTCCTACTTGTGCATCTAAGAACTTCCAAAGACGTGGATATAACCTAACCTCTGCTGGTAAATATCAACGATATCAATGTAGAGCTTGTGGTAATTGGTTCAGAGACAATCAGAATCTTAAAGAGAAAGGTTCTCTAAAGGTAGTGAGTGTATGAAGCCTGATGCCTGGATTGTAGAAGAGTTTGACTCTAGAGGTCAACTCGTTTGGAAGATGATGGCTTTCTTTGAGCCAACGGAACTGTCTTGGTTTAAAGATTTAAAAAGTCAGAAACATAATCTAGTCATCACACCTATGTATAAGAATGAGAAGGAGGCTAAACGTTATGATGGTATTAAGAAGTATGATTCTAGTAGGTTTGTTGTTGGCTTGTAGTGGTTGTGTTGAAGTAGCAGGAACTTTTGCAGGTAATATTTTAGCTGATCAAGCAGTTAAACAATACGATAAATACGAAAAGGAAAAGAAAAATGATCCTAAACAAAAGGTTCCTGAGAAAGCTATATAACTGTTACAAAGATCTTCCTCCATTTTGTAGTAAACGTATGCCTCCAGCTAGAAAGGTTACGTTTGAAGTAACTAATGCTGACGATCATTATGGTATGTTTATTCCTTATCCAATGAGGATACAAATCACTACTGAAAACAAAGATTTCTATCTGTTATGTGATACTTTACTTCATGAAATGGTTCATTTGTATTTGTTTTATAATGGACATACTGATTATAATCAACATGAAGAGAAGTTTAAACAGATTGCAGATGAAATATGTGAAACTTTAATGTTAAGTCGTGAACATTTTGGTTGACAAGATTGTTTAAACAAGGTATAATATTATGGTAGAACAGTTTATTGGATACGTTTTAAATATAATACTTGCATTACCTTTATGGGTATTAATAGTATTTATGTTTAAACGCTTTTATGATGAGATGGAGGACAAATGAGTGCATTAGATAAGCAAGTAAGTGGTAATCACTACAAGCAGTTTGAGATACAACCTATTGAATTTATTACAAAAAATAATATTCCTTTTATTGAAGGAAATGTGATAAAATATATCTGTCGTTGGAGAGATAAGAATGGTCTCGAAGACTTAGACAAAGTAATACATTATGTAGAATTATTGAAGGAGTTAGAGAATGGCAAGTCAGAACGAACACACGGGATCAAGGCTCGTATCAAAACCATTATCAAAGGATGGTCAAGACAACTGGGATCGCATCTTCGGAAAGAGAATCAAGGAACAGAAGCTGACAACAGAAGACATGTTGCCTGAGTATGAACTCAATAAGTCTACAGGAGATGTTCAGAAAGTTTCTCGCATAGATGTTATTGGTCAGAACGGTAACGATGGCGATCATTACTAAGTTAGATATATTATGCAATTAACATTTGAAGAAATTTGTGAACACTTAAAGAAGTATGATGAGACTATGTTATTAGAGTTACTTAACATATCCTCTGAAGAAATAGTAGAGAAGTTCCAAGATAAAATAGAAGACAATTTAGATGCTCTTGCAAAAGAGATTGATAACGAAGAAGAGGAATATGACATATATGAATAGTTTACCAAGTGTTTACCAAGAAGTTATTGCATACAGTAGATATGCTAGATTTTTACCTGAGAAGAATAGAAGAGAAACTTGGGATGAAACAGTAGGACGATTAGTAGGATACCTTCAAACTAAAGTAGAATTAGATGAGGAAACATGGAAAGATTTAAGACAAGCTGTAGAACGACTAGAGGTTATGCCTTCTATGCGTCTACTCATGACTGCTGGAGAAGCCTGTGAAAGAGATAATATCGCTGCTTATAATTGTAGCTATCTTGCTGTTAATAATAAACGTGCTTTTAGTGAAGCTTTATATATACTCATGAATGGTACAGGAGTAGGATTCTCTTGTGAACGTCAAGAGATTTCTAAACTTCCTGAAGTACCTGCTGAATTAAAATATGTAGAAGATGTTATCTTTGTTGAAGATAGTAAATTAGGTTGGGCTAAAGCATTTAAGAAACTTCTATCTTCTTTATGGGAAGGTGACATACCTACATTTGACTTTACTAAAGTTCGTCCTGCTGGATCAAGACTAAGAGTATTTGGTGGTCGTGCTAGTGGTCCTGAACCTTTAAAGAAATTATTTGATTTCGTAGTAGAAACGTTTAAACAAGCTGCTGGTCGTAAACTTACATCAATTGAAGTACATGATATTATGTGTATGATTGGTGAGATTGTAGTCGTTGGTGGTGTAAGACGTTCTGCTTTAATCTCTTTATCTAACTTGACTGATCGCAGGATGCGTGAAGCTAAAATGGGAGCTTGGTATAATGATCATCCACACAGAGGACTCGCAAACAATTCAGTGGCATACACAGAGAAACCAGATAGTGAGACTTTCATGGAAGAATGGCTCAGTTTGGTTAAGTCCAAATCAGGTGAACGAGGAATCTTTAATCGTATTGCTGCTCAAGATCAAGCAAATAAATGGGGAAGACGAGATCCAACTCTCAGTTACGGAACCAATCCATGCTCAGAAATTATCCTCCGTGATAAACAGTTCTGCAATCTTACGGAAGTGGTTGTACGGGCAAATGATACCGAATCTACCCTTGCTAAGAAAGTCAGGATCGCAACAATACTTGGAACTATCCAATCCACTTTAACGAATTTCCAATTCTTATCTTCTGAATGGAAGAAGAATACTGAGGAAGAACGTTTACTTGGTGTTAGTATGACAGGTATTATGGATGCTGAGATTACAAGTAATCCTGATCCACTTATGTTAGAAAGGTTAAGAGATGTCGCTAGGAAAACAAATGAGGAGTATGCTGAGAAATTTGGCATATCACCTTCTGCTTCTATCACTTGTGTTAAGCCTTCAGGGACTGTATCGCAGTTGGTTGATTCCGCTAGTGGTATCCATGCTCGTCACAATGACTTTTATATTAGACGCATACGCATGGATAAAAAGGATCCTATCTACACCTACCTTAAGGAAAAGGGTGTGGCAGTAGAAGACGAAGTGTTTAGACCAGACTCTACAGCAGTGTTCTCATTCCCAATGATGGCTCCTACTGGTGCTATCTTAAGAAATGATAAGACTTCTATTGAACAATTAGATAACTGGTTAATCTATCAACGTCACTGGTGTGAACATAAACCATCAGTCACTATCTCTGTTAAGGATGAAGATTGGGTTGAAGTAGGTGCTTGGGTATGGAAACATTTTGATGAGATTAGTGGTGTATCATTCTTACCACACTCTAATCATACATATCAACAAGCTCCTTATGAAGACTGTACTAAAGAGCAATACGAAGAACTTCTTGCTACTACTCCTAAGGCAATTGATTGGGAAAACTTTAAGGAAGAAGAAGATAATACAACAGGAGCTCAGACACTAGCTTGTGTTTCTGGAGCTTGTGAAATTTAAGGAGATAGTATGCTTATCGGTGCTGAATTAATATGTGGTGTAAATGTAGGATTTGAGATTGTAGAAGATTCTGATTTCCATTATTTACTTGTAGACTTATTTATAGTAAGATTACAATTCTGTAAAGAGAAACCACAAGTATGAAGATATGTATTATAGGAAGCCGTAGTATTGACAAAGCAGAAGTTGTCTTTCCTATTATAGATAGATTCATTAAGGATCAAACAAATGGTAAACCTACCTTCATATCAGGAGGTGCTAAAGGTGTAGACCAATTGTCAAAGAAGTATGCTGAAGCAAATGGATTTGACTTTGTTGAGTTTTTACCGTATCATTTAATTGATCAAACAGTAGAGTTTAGTAGTAAATATTTCTTTATTAGAAATAAACAAATGATTGACAACGCAGATAAGGTTCTGGTAATATGGGATGGTAAGAGTAAGGGTACTGAATATGGTATCAAATATACTCAGAAAAAGAATCTACCTGTGATGATAATCAAGATAGTTTAGTTGTTCCCTAAGGCTATAGCAGACGTAAAGGTTCTAGTAGGGCTGCCTCTCCCTAATTAGAATTGTTTGTTATAGCCTTATTTTATTTGGGAACTATTATAGTGAAGCGTACTTAGTTAAATAAGATTTAGCTTCAGCTGTAATGTGCTTCTTCCAGTTAATTGGATCAATATCAATAGCATTTTTAACAACTGCAGGTCCTGCATTGTAAGCTGCTAAAGCTTTCTCCATATCACCACCAAACTCTTTTAACATAGCTGATAAGTAATCAGTAGCAAAACGTTTATGTTCTGCTTCTGGTGCTTTAACTAAGTCAGGTATAGGTGTGACTCCAAAACCTGGATCTCTTGCTGTTGAAGGTAAAATACCATACTTGCCTAATGCTCCTGTTGGAGATTTGATAAGTTGTCCTTTATCATCAGTATGTTTATTACTTGTTTCGAGGATTGCTACTTTGGGGATTGCTTCGTCTATAGATGCCCCTTTACCTATAGACTCAGAGTTTTTTTTAGAAAGATCTCCTCCAGAAACGAGTGAGGGAAGTTTTCCGTAGAATTGTACCCTAGCCTCGGATAGAGATAGACCACTAGTATTATAGAAAGCAGTAAAGGCTTCATTGATACTCCTTACAGTTTGTGAGTTAAACTGGTTAAGTGATCGTGAATCTTGATCAGTGCCAGTAACTACAATAGTACCATCTTTATCATTAAATGTCACGTTTAGATTACCAGGATTAGTAATTCTAAACTGATTGACAGCATTATTTAACAATGGTACATAGTCAGAGATATGTTTTTGTAATCCTGATAAAACAGCTGGGTCTTTAATTTCAGACACAACTTGTTTAAACTGTGGATTAGACAAAGACTTGATTAAATCTTGTGTGATTTGTTTGCCGTTAGCTGGATTTGTATCCAATTTAGCAACGAATTTTGATAGAGTATTCTCTAGTTCTGCACCTCCTCGTTTTTCAGTAGCAGTAAGTTTTACATTTTCATCAAGTATTGCCTTAGCAACGTTATCTTTTCCACCAGCATTTGTACTAAAAGCACCATCTGACTTATCATAAGCTGTACCCATAACCTCTTTTGGAGTATCAAGTAAAGCTTTAATCTTATTGTCAAATTCAATTTGGTATTGAGCTTGGCTTCTTGTAGACATCTTACCAAGTACATTAGCAGTAAGTTCTAGTTCTACTAAAGAAGGCATCTTAGTATATGCTTCATACTTCTTAGTATTAACAAAAGTATCTAGTCTATTCTTAGCTTGTTCAGCTGTATAGGTACCATTAGCTTGTTTACTATATGTGTCTTTCATAAGTTTTAATTGAGAATCAAAAAGATCTAGAGCTGGTTTAATTCTAGGATCATCTGGATTAACATTATTGACAATAAATCCTTTTCTAGCTAAAGTAATGGAATCGTTAAGTACTTTATTAAGTGCCATTTCTTTGTCTCTAATATTAACATCTTGTAAAATGGTATTAAATTGAGCACTAGCATTATCTGTTACCGCATCAGTAAGTTTATAATGAAGACCAAAATCAGATACTTGTTGAGCATTGAGACTTGATATAGCTGTATTAGTATCAACTGATTGCTTGATATCTAAGTAGTTTTGTTTTTTCTCAATTGCTTGTCCTGTATCTTCAGCAATCATATCATAATTTTTAGATCCATCTGGTCGTAGATATTTTGGACTATAGATATTAATATTATTTTGTAAAGCTTGACTTTCAAGTTGTTTAACTTGAGCTTCGATAGAAGCTTGTTGTCTTTTAATAATATCAACATCTTGATTTACTCTAGCAGATAAGTTATTTACTTCAGCAATAGTAGAAACATGGGAAGCAATCTCACGAGCATAAGCTGGATTAGCAGCTAAAGCCTCACGAGTAACCTTAGCAAGACGTTCTTTGAGCTCAAACTCAGTCATGATACCTTGGTTTTTAGCTTTGATTAAACGATCTGCTTTATCTGTAAGGACGTTCTGAATACCAGATACCTCATTACTTAGTTGTTGGTTAAGCATAATAGGATAAGTATTATCATAGCCAGCCATACGTTTAACTTGATCCATTTGTGCTTGTGTATTTTGAACATCTTTTTCCATAGAAGCCACACCACCAAGACTTCTTTGTTGTTGTTCATTGACAATATCGTTCACCTGTTGAGTCACACCTTCAAGCGTTCTAGCTTTATCAATAGCAACTGCACCTTTAATTGCCATAGTACCTAAGTTAGCTATAGATTCTAGTTCAGCACCAGCTCTTAAACCAGGTGCTCTATTAACAATAGGATCAGCAACGTAGGGTTTTACGTTGTATTCTTGCATGATTTGTTGAAAGTCAGGTGCTTTTGCCATAATTATTCCTTAAATAAATCTTGTTGTGGTTTATTTCGTGCTTTAATTTCTTTAATAATCTCTTGTACTACTGGGTCTTTAGATGAACCAAATCTATTAATAATGTTTCTCATATCAGCATCCATAGAGTCTGTATTCATGATATAGTTGATTAAACTAGTCTTCTTATCTGAATCAAATCTACGTCTGTCTCGTTCCATAACACCTTTAACGATACGATCCATCTCGCTAGGAGAGAACTTACCTGTCTTCTCCATAGCACTAATTTGCATATTAATGATACTGAAGAACTTCTCTGGAGAGTCTTCTGTCTTAAGAACATGGATAATCTCTTTATCATAGCCATCAATAGCTTCAGTAATTCTTTGTTCTTTAGACATTTTCTTTTCATCTTGTATCCACTGATCTAATTCACGTCTAGTCTTAAAGCCTGCCATTTGAGCAATAGCCTCACCAGTTGTAATATCTAGAGCCTTACTATAACCATTTTTAGTCATTAACTCTTCACCAGATAGAGCAGTCATAGCTTTAGTAAAGTTATTACCAGCTGAAGTAATCTGAGCTATTTGACCAATACTTTGTAAGAATGAATCACCAGTTACATCCTTGTAAGTAAAGATATCTGCTGCAGCTTGGAATCTTTCATAAGCTCTTATACCTACTGAGATTGATGGAATATTAGGTTTCTGTACTCTAGGATCACCAGTAACGAATCTGTAGAAGTTAATTTGTTCTTTTAAGATATCAGCAAAGAAGTTATTTGCATTTGCAGAAGCACTTTCACTTATAGAGAAGTCAGCATCTTCCCCTGTAATTAATTCCATAACTCCAGTAGTTATAATATCAAGAGAGCCTCTTCTTAATAAATCAGCGTTTTTAACAACATCTTCATCATCGCTACTCATAAAGTAATCATAGAGTAACTTACCTCCACCTAAAGGTACTCCATATTGAACTCCATGGATTAGAATTTGAGAGCCAATTAATTTAGTTTTATCAAGTTTACTTAAATTAGTAGAATTATCTTGAATAAGTTTCATGAAAGCTTTAAGATTAATAGCTTGGAATTGTGTTACGAATCCAAGGAAAGGCATCCTTTGGAAAGCCAATGCACCAGAATTTGTCATAGCACCAGATAGTTCCCATGATCTAAATCCAATTTCTTGAATGTTTGCTGCAGTATCCCAACGTTCACCAGGATGAGCAGCCTTCCATCTTTCTTTAGTTTGTAGGAACAGACCAATACGGTTAGTTAACTCACCTGCTGTAAAGCCATAACGATTAAACACGTTAGTAGTAGCAGTACCAACATCTTTAAGAGCACCAAAAGCTTTACCTGCTAATGTAGCTCTTTCAGCAAGAGATGTAGTTTTACCTTTTAGAACTTCCATAACAGCCAAGTTTTGGTCAATAGATTCTAAGATACCAAGACTTCTCATAGCCTTAATTTCTTTATCAAACTCTACTCGTTCTTCTTTAGTTAAGAATTCTCTTAGACGAGTACCATGTTCTCTTAAAATTGGATGACCACTTAGTAACTCCATCATAGCAATTGGAGTCTTCTTCATAGTTTGTTTAAACGTACTTGGGAAGATAACTGATTGCTCATAGAACATCATAGGCTGGATAGCCATGTGTCTTAATGGGAATTGATAAGTAATCAAAGCAAGAGAAGCTAACTTCTTAGGGAATCCAGTAATAGGATAAGCACCAAGATCACCAGTTCTTCTAGCTAAATCAGAACCTGCTTTGAATTTAACCTTCTCAAATACATCTGCTAAACCATGTAACATATTTTGCATGAATCTATCTACAGAACCAGCTGCTCTATTTTGGAAATGTGTATGACGATTCCAAACCATTTGAGCATCTTTAACCATTGTGCGTAGTTCAGGTGAAGCTTCTTTACCAACAATACTAATACCATCTAAAGATGTTGGGAACTCTCCACCTCGTAGTACAGGTTTAAAATCTCTTACATAAGCTTCTTTAAATGCTTTATCAAATTGACTGTAAGCTGCAGTTCTAGAAATACGATTTGCTGCATTATTAAGTGCCTCTAGAGGATCAACAAGGACTGAATCACCTTGCACTGTTCTAATATCTTGGTTACGAGATAGAGCATTTTTATAGTTATCTTCAGTAAGTTTATACTCAGCAGTGAAGTCTGTTAAAGAACCTTCTCTAGCTTGTCTTGGTTCAAGGACATCAAAGTCTCCACCAAGTTCCTGCTTAAGTTGTTCGACAAGCATATCTGCTTCATAACGAGTCGTTGCAGTACCTTTAACTTTAGTGAATTCATTATAACGAGGATCACCTTTTTGTAATACTTTACCATTTAACTCAATGACTTTAGGTCTAACTTCAACAAAGAAATGGCTAGAATATTCTTTATAGTTGTGACCAGGTAGTTTGTTTAATACTCTTTGTGGTAAGATACCAAGTTCAGCGTTCTTACTTAATACACCATATTCTACTGCAGCATTGTCTACAACGTGTTTACCATCTAATTTAACAAGAGGTTGACCTTTAGTATTAGAAGCATTACCTTTAGATTTATCTGCTTTAAACTCTATGATTTGACCTGTTTCAAAGTCTAATACTTTAGTAGGAACTTCATTGTCAGCTAGGTTGAATACTTGTTTAACTGCACCTTTATATTCTTTATTAATGTAGATACCTTTGTCATAGCCAGCATTAATTAAACGAGTCTTCTCACCTTGGTTAGTGATATCAAATAGAGTATCTTGAGTTTCTCTCCAAGCTCTTTGGATCTCATCTAACTTAGCAATAGATGCCGTTGTTAATTGTGGATGGTTTCTAGATAGTTCTGCAGTAGAGAATAAATCTTTACCTTCTACTTCCATTTGATTAACCATAGCACGAATATCTTTATGCAACGGTTTATTAGTATCAATAAGATAGTTTAATTGGACAGTAATATCAGCTTTAGTTCTACCTGCTTTAGGACTTAGAGCAGCTCTAGCTCTTTCATACCAACCTGCAGTAGTAC